ATACTATAGGTGTACCTTCGGGTACAGTTAATGTTAACAAACGAGGATTATCTCATTATGTCAAGTCAAGTTATTGAAGGAACGGTGAACTTCTCAAACGTCACCCAACACGATGTTTTCAACGGTCAGGACACCGGTACGTTCAGCATGACCATCACCATGTCTGACGATGATGCGGCTACACTAGCGGCACAGGGCGTCAAGATCAAGGAGTACGAGGGCTCTAAACAGCGTAAGTTTAAGTCTAAGTACGCCATCAGTATGTACGATGCTGAAGGTGATCGGTACAACGGGGAGGTTCCGTACAACTCCCGTGTCCGTCTGAAGTTTAAGACGGGTCCAGCGCACCCCGTACACGGTACTCCAGTGTATCTGGAAGCTGTCAAGGTGCTAGAGGAAGCGGAAGCATCTGCTGAAGCGGCAGACTTCTAGAGTGAAACCTACTTTCTCACACAAAGAGGAATGTCCTAAGTGTGGAAGTAGGGACAACGTGGCGGCTTACTCAGATGGTGGTCGCCACTGTTTCACCCCTAACTGTGGTTACCATGTATCAGGGACAGGAGCGCTTCAGGAGATGGATTCTGTGCAACCCGTATCTAACCTACGCATGAGTGGTGTTGTTGCTGAGATCAGCGACAGGAGGCTCTCACAGCGTACAGCACAGAAGTACCAAGTAACGGTTGACTACGCACCAGACGGCAAGATTGCTACCCACTACTACCCGTACTACGACAGAGACACGGGCGAACTGGTGGGGGCAAAGCAGAGGTTCGTAAGCAACAAACAGTTTGTGTGTTCAGGTAACATGACCAACGTTGGTTTGTTTGGTCAGAAGCAGTGCCGTGGGTCCGGTAAGTACATCACGATCACTGAGGGCGAGCTAGACGCTATGGCTGTCTACGAGATGTTCGGACAGAAGTACGACGTAGTGAGCCTACGGTCAGGCGCTAGTAGTGCCGCAAGAGAGATCAAGCAGAACCTAGAGTGGTTGGAGGGCTACGACAACGTTGTTCTGTGTTTTGACCAAGACAAAGCAGGAGACATAGCAGTAGATCAGGTTAAGCACCTGTTCAGTCCTAACAAGCTAAAGATATGCAAACTGCCCATGAAGGACGCTAGCGATATGCTGACGGCTAACAGGGTGCAGGAGTTTACACAGGCTTGGTGGGACGCAAAGGTGTACCGGCCTGATGGTATTGTCGCAGGGACGGACACATGGGACGCACTGGTAAACAAGAGACAGGTCCAGAGTATCCCGTACCCGTGGGAAGGACTCAATGAACTTACGAGAGGGCACAGACCCTACGAACTGGTCACTATCACCAGCGGTAGTGGCATGGGAAAGTCCCAGTTTATCCGAGAGCTTGAGTACGATTTGCTCCAACGCACAGATGCCAACATCGGTGTACTTGCACTGGAGGAGGATGTCGCAACGACAGCTTTGGGAATTATGTCGGTGGCGTCATCTAGGCGGCTACACTTGGAGGAAGACACGCCTGTTGATCAGCTTAGACCGCACTGGGAAGCAACGATGGGTTCTGGACGTTATTACCTGTTCGATCACTGGGGATCAACGTCAGCCGATGAGCTTCTTTCAAGAGTACGGCACATGGCAAAAGCCTGTGACTGTCGGTACATCATCCTCGACCACCTGTCCATCGTCGTTTCTTCTCAAGAGAACGGGGACGAACGGAAAGCTATAGACGAGATTATGACCAAGCTACGCACACTGGTGGCAGAGACGGGTATTACGTTGTTCCTAGTGTCTCACCTGAAGCGTACCTCTGGCACAGCACACGAGGACGGAGGCCGCATAAGCTTACAGGATCTCAGGGGATCTCAGTCTATCGCACAGTTGTCTGATATTGTCATAGGCATGGAACGTAACCAGCAACACGAGGACGAGGACGTAAGGAACACTACGTGCGTCAGGATTCTCAAGAACCGCTACGCAGGAGAGACAGGACCAGCGTGTTGGCTACGGTACGACAAGTTTACCGGACGCATACACGAGTGTTCTAACCCTACGCCACCGGAGACAGAGTTTTGAACCTAGTCTTTTGTGACATTGAAACTGACGGTCTGGACGCCAGCACCATCTGGTGTGCCGTGTGCCGCAACAACGGAGTATCGGAGGTAATATGCAATGAACAAGACTTCAAAACGTATGTATCGGATCGCCCGGACGCAAGTTGGGTTTTCCACAATGGAATCGGTTTCGACTTACCTGTTCTGGGCCGCATTTGGGGCGTTAGTTTTGACCGGAGTAGGATCATTGATACACTTGTCCTCTCTAGGCTAGCAGACCCCAGCCGGTCTGGTGGTCACTCTCTGCGGAACTGGGGCAATATCTTAGGATTTCCCAAGGGAGACCACGAGGATTGGTCACAGCTTACACCAGCGATGATCGACTACTGTATCCGTGACACAGAGTTGACTGAGGCTGTGTACAAGCGGCTACAGGTGGAGCTAGCTGATTTCTCTCAGGACAGCGTTGACCTAGAGCATCAGGTGCAGTGGGTCATGCAGGATCAGGAACGCAACGGTTGGCTACTAGATCAGCGACTGTGCCACATCCTGTGTGCAAAGTTTAAGGAGAGAATGAATGTTATTGAAGAGGATCTACAGGCGATTTTCCCGCCGATTGTTGAGGAGCGATACTCAGAGAAAACTGGTAAACGACTTAAGGATAAGGTCACTGTATTCAACGTGGGTTCACGTCAACAAGTGGCAGACCGGCTTACAGCTAAGGGTGCGATATGGACGGAACTCACTGCGACAGGCAAACCAGTTGTTGACGAGAAGACGCTTAAAGAGAATCATCATGTTCCCGAAGCGGAACAAGTACTGGAATACCTCTTGCTCCAGAAAAGGTACGCACAAGTAAACTCTTGGCTAGAACACGTACAAGATGACGGGAGGGTACACGGACGTGTCACTACTAACGGTGCTGTAACTGGACGTATGACACACCAGAACCCAAACATGGCACAGGTTCCCTCAGTTAACTCTGTGTTTGGTAAGGAGTGCAGGGACTGCTGGATAGTACCAGAGGGACGTAAGCTAGTGGGTGTTGACGCTAGTGGACTAGAACTACGGATGCTCGCTCACTACATGGGCGACGAGGAGTTTACAGATGTCTTGCTTAGAGACGACATTCACACCAGAAATCAAATTGCTTCTGGACTTGCAACGAGACCTCAAGCAAAGACTTTCATCTATGCTTTCCTCTACGGGGCAGGAGACGCAAAGCTTGGAAGCATCGTCGGAGGAACGGCAAAGGATGGCAATGCGCTTAGGACACGCTTTCTACGAAATACACCTTCTCTTGAAACTCTACGAGAACGAGTTGGATCTGCTTCTAGGAAAGGATACCTCATCGGATTGGACGGACGAAAACTCTGGGTCAGATCAGAACATAGTGCATTAAACACGTTACTACAGGCCGCTGGCGCAATCATAATGAAGAGAGCCTTGGTTCTTTTAGATGACTACGCTACTCAGCACAAGATTGACTACAAGTTTATAGGGAACATCCATGACGAAATACAATCGGAGGTGGTTACAGAACAAGCAGAGAAGTTCGGCTGGCTCGCAGTTGAGTGCATCAAGGCGGCTGGCATATCGTTTCAACTCAGATGCCCCCTCGACGGAGAGTACAAAGTCGGATCAACGTGGTCGGAGACACACTGATGAGTTGGAACAAAGCGAAAAGCAATGAAGACGGTTCACGAGAAACTCCCATTAAAGACAGTCAATCAAGAAAAGGAGATTTAGCAGAGTACTACGCAGTTACTTGGCTTTGGGATAAAGGATACGAGGTTTTTAAAAACGCAAGCAGTTGTGGCCCTGTAGATATGATTGCTGTAAAAGACGGAAAGTCAACATTAATAGACGTAAAAACTTCAGATAGGTCTGGTAAGGTACAGGACAAGAGAACTAATGAGCAAGTTAAAATGGGAGTTGTTTTTCTTCTGTTTAACAAACAAACCCGTAAGTGTCGTTTTGTGGAGCATAAAACATGAACAAACTTTACTCACTGGTAGACGATATATACAAGGTAGTATCTACCAAAGAAATACCAGAGGGTGTTGATCTGATAGATGAGATTGACCTCTTCGGAGAGAACTGCAAGCGGCTCATGTCAAACCTGTTCACAGAGAAGCGTGACGGACGCAAGCTACGTATGTCTAACATCGGGCGTGATGATCGTTATCTCTGGAACGTAGTGAACAACTCTGACGTAGAAGAGGAGATGACTCCTAACACCTACGTCAAGTTTATGTACGGGCATCTGATCGAAGAGATGCTTCTGTTTTTAACTAGACTATCAGGACACGAGGTTACCGATGAACAGAAACAATGTGAGGTTCAGGGCATTACAGGCTCTATGGACTGCAAAATTGATGGTGTTGTCACTGATGTTAAGTCTGTCTCAACTTTTGGGTTTAAGAAATTCAAGGACGGAAGTCTGGCTTATGATGACCCGTTTGGATACGTTGCTCAAATTAAAGGGTATGCACATTCAGAAGGAGAAACCAAGTTTGGTTGGCTAGCGATGGACAAACAGAACGGACACCTGACGTACCTCATGTACGACTCTGAGGACACACAGGCTCCCGTTTACGAAAAGATTAGCTACGACATAGAGGAGCACATTAAACGTGTAAAAAAGCTAGTAGAGCAACCGGAGCCGCCAGAAGTTTGCCACGAAACCGTACCAGATGGCAAGAGTGGAAACAGAAAGCTCGCCGTTGGTTGTTCTTACTGTCCCTACAAGTTTACCTGTTGGCCCGAAGTAAGAACCTTTATCTACTCAAGTGGTCCAAGATATTTAACAGAGGTGTTTAATGAGCCGAAGGTCACGGAAATCCAAGCTGGGTAACTTTAGGTCGGAGTTTGAAAAAGATGTCGCAAAGCAGTTACAACCATTTGGCTTTAGCTACGAACCGTTCCAAGTCCCGTACAGGATCGAACGAAAGTACACACCAGACTTTGTGTACGAACTCAACGGACGGACGTATCTCATTGAGTGCAAAGGATACTTTCGAGCAGGAGACACGCAGAAGTACAGAGCGATCTCTAAGTGTCTCCCAGAGGCGCAAGAACTCATATTTGTACTGATGAAGCCTAACCAAAAAGTGAGTAAAAGTACCAAACTTACTATGGCAGAATGGTGTGACAAGCACGAGATTTTATGGTATAATATAGATACACTTAAGGAGTTGGTTGATTATGTCTCTGACACTAGAAGAAATTAAGGAGAAGTTGTTGATGTTTTATGATCCTGACGATCTTCTGGAAGCACTACAGATTTCATCAGAAGAAATACTGGATAGATTTGAAGATAAGCTACTCAAGAAACTAGAACACTTTCACGAAGAACTAGAGGAAGAGTATGCAGAATGAGTGGACT